TTGGTGTGACTAGGTTGGTTACCTTGCGGTCATTGCTTCGTTTCAGTGTTGCTTGCATTGCTTTCTCCTTTCGGTTTGGTTGAGCCATTATTCAAGAGCATAGATTCTCTATGCTATAAAGAATGCGCGTCACTCGTGATCGTATGTACACCATGGTTCAAGGTGATGCCCTTCGACTATGGTGTATGCGGGAGCCGTTGGATAGCCCCGCCATGAGACACCCTTCGGCAGTTGGATTTGCTTATGAGTGAGTCCCTCTGACACCGCATAGATTGCCTCGATACATGGCTCGACCATGCTTAGGGGTACAGGCGGATAGTGATTTGATTGCAGTTGTATAGCAATCGACTGTCGAATGTCTATGACATTCTCTGCTAGGTCTTGCGCTGTGTTGCGTCCCATTAGATTACCTCCTTGATTTCTACGGCTTTGCCGTATCGCCAAATGAACTTCTCGAACTTGTCGTCGTCGGGCGAGGTGCCCTCCTCTTGCATTGCCTTGCTTATGTGTCCTTCGGTGTCGTCAATGACAAAGAGGACAGAGTCCTCGATGTATTCCCACCAGTCTCCGTTCTCGTTGGCTATGTATTTGGTCATGCTGACACCTCCATTAAGTCGCACTTCACATTAGGGAACTCATGCTTTGCCTTACAGATAGAGCAAACACCATAGGTGATTGCATCTATGGCTTCTTGCAGTGTCTTATACTCGGTCATGCTTTTGCCTCCTCTAGTAGATGTTTGTGTGTCTCACACTCTTTGAGTGTGTCTTCGTCAATGAACTGTCCATAGTTGCACTTCGTGCATAGATAGTTCTCGCATGTGTCGCACGATTCCATTTGGTCTAGTGCTCCACACTGTCTGCATTTGTCGTTGTATTCTTCGGTGGTTTCTTCACAACCATTGTTATAGACAATGGTTCCACCCCATCCACCCTCTTCCTCGAACTCGAGCTCGAGCGTGGCTGTTGGATACTGGCGTGAGAGTTCAAGCATTGCATCATTCGGTATGCCCCACGCTGTATCGAAGTTATAGAAAGTATCGCTATCACCTTCGGTGAAGTCATCCTTCTCGTATGCTTCTCTTGCCTCCCATTTCACACCCCAGTTGCGGAGATTCCAGTTGTACCAGTGATCGCGCCCGCTCTGGTCGTGTGTTACTGGGTCATCATGGTATGCATCAAGGTCAGTAGGCTTGATGATGTTCCAGAATGAGAATGGTTGTTCAACCATTTCCTTGACTCGCTCATTGGTACGCCAGTCAAGATGCTGTGATTCATAGGGCGCAGATACTTGCGCCCTAATCTGTGCTAGAACTTGAGGCTCTGCCTCAATCATTAGTGAATTAAATACCCAATTAGGCATCTTGGTATTCCCCTTTCGCTAGTCCATACTTTACGAAGATGTCGAAGGCAACTCCGTCAACAGTTTTGTTGATGAAATCAACCTCAACGATTAAGTCCCATGGGTCTTCCATGTCGGTGCTTGCATAGATACCGAAGCCAGTCTCTGACTTCCATTGTTCTCCAATTAAATTGGAGATGACGATACGAGTTCCATAGGAAGGGTCATCCCAGCGTGGCTCTGCTACGGACAGAGCACAAGCCAAGTCAACCTCCCATGAATCTGCGCCCCAGTGTGAGTAAAGCACCACACTAGGTGTGTTTTCGTATTGCTTGAATACGAAGTTAACTCTTGCTCCCATTAGATTTCTCCTATCGCTTGCAGTTGTGAGAGAGCGTCGCCCCATGCGACACTCAATGTGTGGTACTTGGTTTCAACAATGACTGTATTCCAGTCATCTAGTTTCATAATCTCGACCCAATACATTGTGCCTGTGGGCGAGTTCTCATCTTCTTGCCAGTTGATTGCTACTTTGTAGTTCATGCTTCCTCCTCATCACAATCGCTGCCGAACATCTTTTGCCAGCAGGTATCACATGTCCCCGAGATAAGCAACTCTCGGTCTTGTATAGACAAGTCGGGGAAGATTTCTTGCACGAGTCTGCGCTCTGTACGAGGCAGCGCATACTCCTTCATCTGTTCGACTGTGCAATCAAGCCACTTGGACTCACCGCATAGTCGGCATTGAACATCAAGCATTAGTGCAGTCATTGTTGCTCCTTTCTAAGCGACAATAGAGGGGACAGCAATTTGCCGTCCCCCCTTTATAAGCACATCTAAAGATGTGCTATCTTTGACGCGAGAGCCAGTCACGAACAGCGCGACGAGCGACATAGATTCCAGTAACAAATCCAGTCATGAATAGTGCTATTGCTATAGCAATGTAGTCTCCGTAGTACATTATGCGCGACCTCCCTTCAGTGTTAGGTATGCGTTTGGTTCAACCTTTTGGATTTCATCCAAAAGTGTGGTAAAGTTCGGGTATGCCTTGAAGGCTCCGAGGATTGCCTCAATCTTCTTCGAAGATTTGGCTGTGTTGGTAGTGATTCGCACCTTGGCAAAGATGCGCTTGTCATTCGGCTTCGACACATGAACAACTCCGTTCTTAACAACGGCGGTCAGTGTCTTAGTTTCAACTGTTCTCATGGTTATTCCTTTCGTCAATCGCCGAACCGCTTTGATTCGACCCCCTTTATCAAACAAATCTTCGATTTGTTATCAAGAAAAGACAGGTGTGCATGGATCATGTGCGCGAGCTGCTACCAGTCAATACGCATCTTTCGCCATGCTTATGTACATACACGCATGGCGACATGGCATGTATGACATGACATGGAGCGCATACACACATCACACATGACATCACACATGACATGACCAACACACCGAGGATTTACGCTCAGAGTTTGACATTCGGCTCGAGGTGTGAGATAATGTTTGTCGTTGGGAGGTGGTCTTCCAGCATTAGACGAAAGGCAAGACAATGAGCACAATCACAGCATGGACACATGATGACCTACTCACAGACCTCAAGGCGGAGGTGCTGGAGGTACGCAAGGAGTACGGAGTTCCAAGCCTGAATCACATCCCTGATTTCGAATTGGTTACTCTCGCGTATGCACAGTTAGGTGACCTTGTACACATAGGCAAGGGGCGCATAGGTATCGTGTACGACATAGCAGAGGTGCGTAATGCAAGGGAGTTACGCATAGTCGGCGATAACTTCCGCGTAATCATGAAGAGAGTTTCCCTATAAGATAGTTAGGCAAGCCCCTCGCGTCAGCACAGGCGCGGGGGGTTTTCGCCTGCCCGCACACTGTTTTTCCACAGGCTCACGCACAGATGCGTGGGTCTTTTTTTGTGTCGCGCCCTTGACGACCCCCACCATGTTTAACACCACCCCCACCCCCGCCCCCCACTATCTCCTAAATTATTTTCACCAGAAAACCAGCTCTGACCAGCACTTATATAAATAAATAAAAAAACTTTTACCAAGCCCTTGAAACACGCCGACGCTCTAGCCCCCTATATAGGTATAGGGCGAAATACCTATTGAGCCCTCAAAGGCGGGCTTATTGCCCGCCTAATAAGATTACCTATGCATGAGTGGGGATACTTCTGCCCAGACCCCTCTGTACTACTACAGACCCTGGAGTCCACATTGGAAAGAAATCTTTCACCAGAAGAAGCTCGTAAAGAACTGATTGATTTGGTGCGCCAAGGGCGCACTATTGCTGATGCCCTAAAGGTTATTGGTAGATCTCGTTCTTGGTATGACACTCAACGCCGAGAAGCCGAGGGCTTCTCAGCTTATGTGGATAATGCTCGGTTTAGAACCGCAGACCTCGCAGAAGATGCTCGGTCTGGTCTATCTGACTTTGCGGAGTTTTCTGAGAATTACTTGGGAACCAAGGTTCCACCACATATGATGAACGTGGTAGACATGCTGGAAGGTAAAGATCCTTCTTGGTTACATGACAGCATGGTCTATGAAAAGGGATCGGCGGGACTCTCCCGCCTCTTGGTAAACGTACCCCCTAACCACGCCAAGACAATGACGATCACGATTAACTACGTGACCTACCGAATTGTTAAGAATCCTAATATCAACGTCATGGTTATTTCCAAGACGCAAGAGCAAGCCAAGAAGTTTCTCTACGCTATCAAGCAAAGATTGACACATCCTCGGTACGCTGATTTACAGGCAGCCTTTGGTCCAGTAGATGGATACAAAGCAACCGCCGACCAGTGGTCGGCTAATAAAGTTTATCTTGGTGGAGACACCAGAGATTCAGATGCCAAAGACCCAACCATTGAAGCTATTGGTATGGGCGGGCAGGTTTACGGAAACCGTGCAGACCTCATTGTTCTCGATGACGTGGTCACTCTCTCTAACGCGGGAGAGTGGGCTAAGCAACAGGAATGGATTAGACAGGAAGTCGCTTCTCGTCTCCCACCTGGCGGTGGTCAACTCTTGGTAGTTGGCACACGAGTTGCAGCGGTTGACTTATATAAAGAACTTCGCAACAAACAGCATTACACCGATGGCGTATTGCCATGGTCATATTTGTCCATGCCTGCAGTCTTAGAATATGCAGACAAACCTGAAGACTGGAAATGTCTTTGGGAAAAGACCGAACAACCTCTTACGGATACTGACGTACCCGACGAGAATGGAATGTTTGATCGATGGACAGGACCGCGTCTAACGGCGGTCCGTAACGAGGCAGGACCATCTAAGTGGTCACTGGTTTACCAGAACCTCGATATTGCGGAGAATGCAATCTTCGACCCGATGTGCGTCAGAGGCGCAGTAAATGGAATGAGAAAATCGGGTGCGCTGGTTGCAGGCGCAGCAGGACATCCTAATAATTGCGAGAACTTTTATCGCATTATTGGTATTGACCCAGCAATGTCTGGTGATACCGCTGCTGTTGCCTATGCGGTTGATCGCAGAACACACAAACGCTACGTCATGGATGTTCACATCATGACAGCCCCAACACCTGCAGCAATCCGTTCTCTTATTAGGGAATGGACCGATGCGTATAAACCGCATACGGTCATTGTGGAATCAAATGCTTTTCAGCTTTTCCTTACACAAGACGAAGAGATTCGTAACTTCCTGTCGACCAGAGGTATTAGTTATAGACCTCACTACACAGGAAACAATAAGCAGGATCCAGAGTTTGGCGTAGCCTCTCTGGCTCCTCTGTTCGGAACCATCACTAAGCGAGATGGTGTCATGAACAACTTCAAGCATGCTGATGACAACTTAATTGAGTTACCAGACAGCTCGAAGAATGAACACGTTAAAAAGTTAATCGAACAACTTGTTACCTGGCAACCAGGAGTACAAGGCAAAAAGCTCAAGATGGACGCCGTGATGGCGTTATGGTTCTGTGAGATCGTAGCAAGAGAAACTTTATTAACTTCGACTAACGTACCAAACTTTATAAACAATCAATTCACACCTCGTGGAGAGATTGAATCCAGGTACATCATCAACTTAGATGACCTTGCTGCAGCGCAGCGAGCCGTGAGATTGTGATATTAATGAAAGAACTTGTACAAGCATTCGAGCAATTAAAAGCTCGTAACTCCGAGCGCGATAAGCGCATGCGCGAGGTTGCATTGGTAAGAGCGGGTAACGCTGACCAAGTCTTCCGTGGTTTATTTCCAGAGGGCGTATGGTCACGTCCAATTATTGCTAACCTCATCGATGTCGTTGCACGAGATGTTGCTGAACAAGTCGGTGTTCTTCCTACCATTACTGCTGCTGGTGATTCATCACTAGATGATAACCAGCGTACCAAGGCTGACAAGCGTACAAAGATTGCCAACTATTATGTTGCTGCATCTCGACTTGGTACGGAACTACTGCGTGGCGCAGATCAGTTAGCAACTTACGGCTTTGTTCCTTTTAGAGTTGAACCAAACTTCAAAGACAAGCGACCACATATCCATGTGGAAAATTCCGTAGGTGCTTATTACGATATGGATCGCTACGGTGTTGTTAACACCTACGCTCGTCTATATCACCGTAAAGCTGGAGACTTGGCTGCTCACTTCCCCGAGCATGCCGATGCAATTCTCCAATCAAATACTTATACACGTGGCGATGGCAACAGCTTGTTACAAGTTGTACGTTGGACAGATAAAAACAAAACTGTTCTCTTCTTGCCAGATCGGGGAGGTCTAGTACTTGCGACAACACCAAACAAGACAGGCGTCGTCCCAATTGCAATTGCTCAACGCCCTTCTCTCGATGGAGAAAGTCGGGGTCAATTCGACGATGTACTACCTGTTTACGCAGCGAAAGCGCGACTTGCTCTTCTTACTATGGAAGCTGTCCAGAAGTCTGTTGAAGCTCCTCTTGCTCTTCCCAATGATGTTACTTCTCTATCCATTGGTCCTGATTCAGTCATTCGCTCGAACAGTCCTGAAAAGATTAGGCGCGTCAATCTAGACGTACCACAATTTGCATTTGCAGAAAACAATGTTCTTGCAGATGAAATGAAACTTGGAACACGTTTCCCTCAAGCACGTGCAGGACAAGCAGAAGGATCAGTAGTTACTGGTCAAGGCGTAAAGGCTTTGATGGCAGGCTACGATTCACAAGTTAAGATTTACCAATCAATCCTTGGTGAAGCAATCGGTCAAGCAATTTCATTTGCTTTTGCAACCGACGAAGCATACTTTGCTGAAATTACTCGTGAAGTATCTGCGACAGCCAATGGAGTTCCTTACAAGTTAAAGTACAAGCCAAGTTCCGATATCAATGGTAACTATGGCGTGACCGTTGAATACGGTCTTATGGCAGGTTTAGACCCTAACCGTGCATTGGTATGGGGTCTACAAGCTCGTGGAGATAAGTTAATTTCTCGTGCAATGTTGCGTCGCAACCTTCCTATCTCGCTTAATGCTGGTGAAGAAGAGCGAGCAATTGACATCGAAGAGATGCGTGATTCGCTTAAGGCGTCCGTATCACAAATGGCACAAGCAATACCTCAAATGGTAATGCAAGGTCAAGATCCGATGAAGATTGTAGAAAAGATGGCAAGCGTTATTACAGATCGCAAGAAGGGTATTCCTCTTGAGGATGCAGTAGCAAATGCTTTTAAGCCAGAACCAGCACCACAAACCCCAGAAGGTCAGGCAATGCCAGAACAACCAGCAGTACCTGAACCTGGTATGGGTGGACAAGCACCACAACTTCCTCAAGGTAGACCACCTATGCAAGAACTTCTTGCAGGTCTAACAGGTGGAGGAAATCCAAATCTAGCAGCGAGAGTAACTCGTCAGATCCCAGCATAACTAAGGAGAAATAAATGTTCGGAAAGCAAGGAAAGCCAGCAAAGGCTCCAGTCGGTTCAGCAATTCACGGCAAGAAGAATGGCGGAGCTGTTAAGGGTGGCGGAAACGTTAAGCAAGGCGTCACACCAAAGGGCATTAAAGGCAACAACAACAAGCTTAAGTAAAGCTTAACAAATATTAAGTAAAGGATAACTATGGCAGCGAAGAAACCAAAAGCTCCGAAGAAGTTTAAGCAGGCGCGTAAAGCTGCCGTAGCCGATGCCAAAGGAGCTTTCAGCGGAAAGACCAAGGCAGTACGCCGTGACCCTATGGCAAAAGTATCTGCAGAAGATAAGGCAGTTCTTTCAGAAGTAAAGAAAGAAGCCAAGGCAGGTTATATTACCGACGATAAAGGTAATAAAGTATTTAGCAAGCCAACAGAAACAGCGCAAGAGCGTATTGCTCGTGACCGCCGTGAGGCTAAAGCAGCAGTTGATCGCATGTATGCAAAGGAAGATGCAGCAGCAGCAAAGACTGCTCCTGCTAAAGCAGCAGCACCTGCT